GCTGAGTTAAGCGTGTCTTTAACAGTATCAAGAGAATTTACTATCTCTGAGTAAGGTACTTTAGCTTGTAAGTTTGTTACCATTGCAGTAATATCTCTAATGTAACCTAACCCATCTGCTACTGTAGATAATGATCTTGGAGATACGTCACTGTATTGTAATAATATTTCAGCTGCACCTTGATATCCTTCAGCTAGATCATCTGCATGTCCTGGTAAGGCATCATATAATTCATTAAGTGCTTTATGAGCAGCAAATGATCCTGCTCCTGTTACTTTCAAATGTAATTTATGAAAGCTAGTTGCAGCATTCATTAATTCACTTACACATGCAGCTATCATAGAATCTACTGATCCTCCACTTGGAGCTGAGTAAGATGCTGCAGAAGTTGTAGCGTCTCTTTTTAATAATTTTGGTCTTTCCATTTTTTATAAATATTAGTTGTTTCTTTCTGCTGTTTCTGTTCCTCTAGAGAATTGATTACCTGATTCTATATCTCCAGCTAATATACTAGCTGCTTCATCTATAAGTAATTCAATAATATCATCTTTAAATTCACATTCTACATTTGTAGTAGTTTGTGTACCAGTATATGGATCAACACATCCTTGTACTTCTATTCTTACAGGCTGTCTGTAATATGTAAGACTACCAGTGCTTATCTCAAATTCATTATTTGTGTATACATTAACCTTATTGTTTTTTAATGTAGCAAATGTTTCTGCCCATTCAAAGCTAGGTTTTTTAGCTTCATCAAATAGTAATTGATTTAAGTTACCTTCTTCTGCAAGATACACAGACATTCTTCTATCATCACAACATCCTTTTCTAGCAGTTACATCTACACGTTTCCATTGTAGATAATTAGCAGGTATATCAGAATAAGAAGAGATTTCTGATTTAACAAATGGTATATTTATAGTATCTAGTAATACTTGTAAATCATCTATTCTTCTAGTTGATTGCTCATCACCTTCTTTCACAATATTAATACCGTGAAGTTGTCTTCTGACCCATTCTACTTGAGCTTTATTAAATGCCTCAACTACTTGCCAACATTCAATGTTGTCATAGTCTTGTGAATCCAATTTATTGATTCTCTGTTTTACTTTTATTACTAATACACTATTCTGCATTTGTTATTACTTTTTAGATTTATTTTTTGCAGCAGCTTCTTTTTTAGTCATACCTGTACCTTTTTTCATCTTAGCAATAGTTGATTTTACTTTACTTCTAGGTATATCCCATTCATTATAACTGCTTGAACCAAACTTACCAGTATCAGGATTATATCCCCCATCTGATACATTTCTTTTTGTTTGTTTAATAGTAAATGTTGATTTTCCTTTTGAATATCCTGTTGTATCCATTGATGTATACTTTTCAGGAAGTGAAACAGCAGGTTTACCACCTACGGTTGTTTGATTCTCTAGTGCAATTCTTTTACTTCTAACTACACCTTTTTTATCAGCTCCATAACTATTTGTATATACATCCTTTGAACTTGGATCAATTATACTTTTCTTAGAAAATGATTTTACACTATATGTAGGTTTACCAGTAGTTTTACCATCTTGAGCTTTTGGTAATGATTTTTTAACTACTGCTTGTCTAGCTTCATTAGCTTTTCTAAATGCAGTAATTGGGTGTTCTTTAGTTATTGTTTTCTTAGCCATTGTATATTATTTTAACAGTTCCACTTTCTTAAAGCTAGAGCCTTTCTAGTAGGTCTACCTTTTTCATCTTTCATAGGTCCCTCTACTCCAGACATTCTAGCACAAAAACTTTTACGTCTCTTAGCATCTTTACTCTTTGGATCAAGTTTAGATGGTTTAGTAGTAACAGCCATTTGCAATTTACTTCCGGGATTAGCTTTTCTATATGAAGCTACACCTTTAGCATTTAAACCACCAGTAGGGTTTTTACCTTCCTTACGCGTCCATGCAGGTGTACTACCACCAGTTTTCATTTTATGTGCACTATCTTTCATAATAGTTCCATCAGGCATTTTATGATACCCTTTAGGAATATTACCAGTTTTCTTCATAGAGATAGCAATTGCTGCTTGTTGTGCTTTACTTTTTGCCATTACCTTTACCTTTATATTTATATTCAGGGTTATCTTTATGCCATTTTTTTGTATCAGCTTCTCCTTGTTTAATAGTTTTAGCTCTACCTTTTGCAGTAAGGTCAATAGTATCCCACTGACCTTTATCTTTGGTAGGATGATTGACCATTATATTGCCAACTTTTCCCTCACCTCTTTTTGTAGTCTTTTTATAAACTACATGTTTTTCACCACCTGCAGTAACTTTAACTTTTTTAGTTTTCATGTTATGCTTTACTAATTTTTCTACCCATACCTACTCTAGACTTCTCAGCTTTCTTAGCAGCTAGTTTAGATGGAGTAAGTTCATACTTAGTTTTAGGTGTATCTTTAGATACTTTCTTGGTTGGCCGGCAGTATTCATTTTTACCACCAGCTCCACAAGGTTTTCCTGTTTTAGTATCTTGCCACTTTTCAGCTTGCCATCTTTTTAAGTCTGTTCCAGCTTTTGTTTTTCTTACATTACCAGAACCTTTCCTACATTTAGCAATAGCTTGAGAAGCTCTAGCTGAAGGAAACACAGCATACTGTGCTTTTACTTTAGTATAACACGCATCTTTTGGCATAACAATTATTTTACTTTTTTAAGTCTTGGGTTAGCAGCTTTAGCTTTAGCACTAGCTTTTCTAGTTGATGAAGCTAATATAGCTCCAGCAGCTTCTTTACTAATACCTTGTTTAGCAGCAATCTTAGATTGTACAGCTTTAAAACCTGGATGTGCAGTTCCTCCTGATTTCATCATAGGCTTTCTTTCCGGAGCACAAGAACCAGAAGCAGTTCTTACTTTAGTGTTTTTGCAAGATGTCTTAACTGCTCTATTATTAGAAATTATTTTTGTAGAACCTTTAGTTGCCATGACTATTTCTTTTTAGATTTAACTGCTCCACCTACTTTTTTAAATAAACTTTTAGATTTTGGTTTACTTGTTGTATCAGTATATGATGTCGGTCTTGTACCAGGATTTTTTGTATAATAATCCTCAGCTTTTTGTTTAGCCATTTCAGCTTCTCTTTCTTTTACTGCCTTTTTAGACATATATACTGGTTTAGGTTTATAACTTGTAGAATCAGTTACAATCCCTTTTTGAGCTTTCATAAGTGGTTTTTTAATTGATCCACCAGATTTCATTTTATTCATTTTTGCACCAGCAATTCTATCTGCTGCAGTTGCTTTAGGATTTTTATCTACTCCAGCTTTAACAGATAACATACCAAAAGTAGATCCACCTTTTTTCATAGTTGCTATACCAGAATTGTTTGGACCAGTTGGACCAGTTTGAGCAATTCCATAAATACCCATTTTTTGATTAGTATCGCCTTTAGTTTCTTTTGCATATCCTGCACCTGGCTTACTAATGTTTACATTTTTAGTTGAACCACCTTTAGCCATTTTTTTCATACCGCCACATTTAGCGCATCCTAACTTTTTCATGATAATTCAGATTAACATTTTTTACCTTTACTACCACCCATCTTCATTTTAGGAGCTGGTTGTGGTTTATTAACTTTTCCACATGATTTACCTGATGCATTTTTTAATGCATAAACTGGAGCGTTGGTTCCACCTACTCTACCTGTTGCTTTTTGCTGTACGTTTACTTTTGTGTTTGCCATGACATATAATTTAAAAAGAGTATACTAGCGGTTACTAGCATACTCTAAAGTTATTTACATATTCCACAGTTTTTCAACTTGTGTGTTTAAGTCTTTTAATATATCCTCATTTAAAGGGTTTTTCAAGAACTCAATTACATCTGATACATTTCTACCAAGTAAGCTATTTGTCTTAGTATGATAGATATGACCATCTGACTTATTAATAATATACTTAAAAAATATGGAATCTTTAACAATTGCTTTAATTTTTAATGTTTCCATATCTAATCCAGCTGCTTCTAAGAAACCTTTTGCTGCTCTTTCTTTATTACCTTCAGTACCTTCACCATTAATATGTCTATCCATATTATCATAGATAATATCATTTGGAGTGTATTTTTTATATTGTACACTTGCTGTATCAACTGCTTTTGCAATGTAGAATAACTTAGTACTATTTTTATCAAATAGTTTTTGTAATTCAGCAAGTGCTTTATTTTTAAGTTTTTTGTATTCAGTTTTAACACCTACTGTTTGTTCTACTTTATCTAGATAAAACTTTGGTGGAACTGCTTTTGATCTAGCATCATCATAACTTCTAGCTACAAGTGAGAATCCTCCAGCTTCAACAGCATATAGTTTTATTCTATCATATGGATTTGCAGGATCTAAAAATACTGGTTCATTACCACATGATATGTTTATCTTATTCCAGAATTCTTTATTATCTGGTTTAAGCAATTTTACCTCATTCCAAAATGTTGGACTTTCAATGTCTAATACATTAGCTGCTAATTCTTTTTCTAACTCAGCTACTGCTTTTCTTATTTCTCTTACTTTTGCAGCTTTTTCTTCTGATGGTAATAATCTTATTTCAGGAGCAAATTCATTTAATCCTGTAACATATCTTACTACACCATTTTGTTCTAAGCATGCTAATTGCTCAAAGTGTTTTACTCCATCAAATAATGATTGACCATAATGTTCAAGACCCATGTTTGACATTGAATTGTCAAAGTAAGGTTTAATAGAGATCTTGTTGCTCTTGTTTGTGTTTAGTACTTCTACTTGTGTGAATTCCATTTTGTGTTGGTTTTAAAATGTTTATAATTGTAAATATAATAAAAAAGGAGGAGAATTATCCCCTCCTCTCTTAATTTGACATATTAGAATGATCCACCAGTAATTGGGTTTCTCATAACAATTTTCAATACTTTAGTTGGATCTTTAACCCAAATAGCATTATCTGTGATATCAAAGATAATGAATGAGTAAGAAGATAATGGGAAACCATCAATGATTGGGTTCTCAATATCATTTGTATGAACATTGTCAAATGCAGGATTCAATACAAACTTAACATTAGCCAAGAATGGAATAACGTAAGATGTATAAGCAAATCCAAAGTTTAAGTCCATACCTTTACCAGTGATAGCACCGATATCAGCAGCTTGGATTAATAAACCTGAAGAGATAGCTTCTTGTTTGATAGCCTCATTAACCATTCTCATACCACCCATACCTGTTTGAACAACAAGTTGACGTTTTGGATCTGGTCCTTGGAACTCAACCTTACCATTGAAGAAGTTGTATAACTCTCCTCTGAATAAATCTAAGTTGAAGTTGTTTTTGTTGTAAATACGTTTGAAAGAGTTATCTAACTGTTTCCATAAACCTACAGATAATCTTACATCATCTGGTCCGTCTTGACGTACTCTACCTCCGTGTCCCCACATCAAGTAAGTCTCAATATCAGAAGCAATTTTAGTTAAGTGAGCAGCTTCAAGATTAGTTAAGAAAGTTCTTGATAAATCACCATTATCAAATGCTTTTTTAACTGCATCTTTACCCATAACTTTAACCATGTCATCTAAAGAAGAAATAGATGGATCTAATCCTCTCAAGTGTGATCTCCAGATCTCAGTTACAGGAACTGTACCATCTGCATTCATACCACCTTTGATCATTAAATCAGCTCTAGAAGAGATAGAGTAATGAACGTGAGCTTCAGCACCACCAACAAAGTTGTAGTACTCACGGAATCCTGTGTTAGTTTGGATGTCTGAGAATCTCTCACCATACTCACCTCTAGCAGAACCTTTACGGAATACTTTAGTACCGTTTGCTAAATAAGCATTGTCAATGTACTTGTAGTTATCATTGTTAACTAACTGTACTGTATAGATGAATCCATCACCAATTGGTAAGATATCATCTGCAGTAATGTACATCTCAACTCCATTGTATTTGTCATAAGTAATGATATCACCATGTCCAAATTCTCTTTTGTTAAGCTTAATTTTGAAAGTAGTACCTTCAATACCTTTAGCAGTGTTGTTAGGCTCAATATCCTCTACTATGTAAGGAAGATCAATTGATACCGGAGTCTGCCATTTGTACTCACCTCTTGCATTATCTACATTGATAACGTTTTTTCCACCAAAAGAAGATAACTGGTATAAAGGCATTTCAACTTTCTGAGCCATAGCCCATAAGTCTACTGGACCTAAATCCATTGGTTCTGCATCTTTTAGCATGTTTTGTAAATGGTAAGAATCAACGTGAGAACTAGCGTTGTAAGCCGTATCACGTAGGAATATACCATTATTTAATACTGGAGTTGCCATTTGTATTTATTTATTTATTTATATTATTTAAAATCTTTTAAACATATTACTTCCTGAGTTTCTAGGAATTGTATTTGTATTTGTTTTCTTAGAAGGTGCTTTATCTTCTTGTGATACTGATGAAGATATTTTTTTAGCTTCTTCTGTTTTTAACATTCTTACTGTTTTTTCAGTAGCAGTTTTAGTACCTTGATCTTTAATCTTAGACTTGTATCCTTCTGGATCAGCTAATAACCATAATGCTTCAGCAATAAGGTCATGTCTTGGTTCTACAAACTGATACTTTTCTAACAAGTGTCCTAACATATTTGTAGGTTTACCTGAGATAGAAGGGTATGAAGGTTGAACTAATCCACTATACAACATATTCTGAACTTTTTTATCAAGCTTAATTCCATCTAACTCACCTGTTGATAATACATTGTATACATTATCAGTATATTGTTTAGCTGCTTGAATTTGTTGTTCTTTTTTAGTTTCTTGTTCAGCAAGTTTTCTAGATACAATTTCTTCTTGCATTCTATCCAACTTTGGTTTAAACTGTTTAGCTTTTTGTGCAAGTTTATCTACATCTGCCCAATCCTCAATCTCTGCTTCTATTTCCTCTGGTGTACCAAAGTTAGTAGCATACAAGTATTGTCTTGCAATTTCTGCTTGGTGATTCTCATCTTCAGGATCTAATTCAAACACTTCTTCTACTTGAGCAAGTGTTCTAAATAATCCTTTAAGATCTTGTCCACCATCTGCTACATATTTAGCTGCAGTTTTTAATTCATCTGGTAATGCATTAAAGAATTCTTTTGGCACATCTTCTTTAATCTTTCTCTCTTTCTCTTGAAAGTTAGCCTCAAACAATTCTCTAAAATCTTTAGTAGTATACTCTTCTAAAGGTTTATCATCATCAAATGCAAATAACGTACCTTCCTCAATCATCTTAGTTGCTAACTCAAAAAGACCTGACTTATCAACTTTAGGTCTTCCTTTATTACCTGCATCCTCTTCTTGAGTAATTAAGTTATCTAATTCAGCAATAGTTTCTTCAACCTCTGCTTTAACAACTGTTTCTTCTTCTGTCTCTGGTTTACTTGTTATACCAGTTTTGTTGTCAAGGAACTCATAATTAGTTTCTGTCTCTTTTGTGAAAAGAGATTTTTTCTCATCTTCATCTTCTGGTAGCATTACGTTTTCTGCACCAGGCATTCCAAATAATTCATCCAAGTTTACATCTACTTGTGAAACAGTAGTGTTATCTTGTGTTGTTTGCTCATCAGTATTCATATGTTGGTCTTTATGTTACTATTAATAATGTACTTATTTTTTTGCAAATAAACTTCTAAAATTTAAAATATAACAACTTTATAATTTCATTTTTGGCATTATATGGCTAAATATTACTTCTTGTTTTCTGATTTATTTTTAGAATCATATTTATTCTTGTTTTCTCTAGCTATTTGTAGTTGTTTATCTGCTATAGATTGTTGAACTTGCAGCTTTTCTCTTTCAAGTTGTGCCTTCTGATTATTTGCAGACATACGGTTAGATTCTTTTTGTCTCTCTAAACTCATCTGACTTGTGAATTGTTCTGAGTTTTGTATTTCTCTTAATGTCTCATTATAGTCAGCAATCTGATTTTGATTAATATCTTGAGTAGCACCAAATCCAGCAGCTCTAATTTCAGCAACAAGTATATCTCTTTGTCTATTTTTCTCTGCCTCAATCTGTGCACTATCTGCTTTAAGTTTCTCTTCTTGAGCTTTAGCTTGCAATGCTTGTTCTTGCATTTGTTGTTGATGCTGCATTTCTGCATCTTTCTGTGCTTTGATTTTAGCTTCAGAATCTTTAAGTACTGAGTTTAATTCAGCTATACTTTCTGATTGTACTAATCTACCTAAGTCATATATTGATGCCCCTGTAGTATTATTATTTAAAGCCATATTCTTTAACTGTTCTAATACTGCTCTATAGTTTGCTTTAGTTGTAGCAAATATATTCAAGTCTCTCATAAGTAAATCTGTACCATTAATCTGGAAGTTTACTTTTTCATCAGCTCCTGTAATATATGTTAATCTTGCAGATGGTTTTGTTGAGTGATAGAATTGTGCTAGATCAGTTCTCATTTGGTGAACTCTAGGCATTAAGTAATCTGAGTGTTGAATAAAGTACATCTCAGTTTGTGCATATGATGCACCTACTGCTTGCTCAACTCCTGTTGCAGTTTGTTGAGTAAGTTGTTGACCCATTCTTTGTGGATTGATACCAATTACTTCATATGCTTGTTGTTTAAAGTATCCAGCTAAATTAATTCTTGACATTAATCTAGATGTTTGTTCAAGGTCTAGTTTTTGAAAATGCTGGAAGTTTAATGCATTTTCTGTATTGGTAATAGATGTATCTAATGGTAACATCTGGAAGTTCTTCATAGCTACATAAGCTTTAGCTAAGTTGTTCTTACCCCAGTCTTCACCCATTGAGTGTCTTGGTAATGCATTTTGGTCTAGTAATATTACTGTACCTAATTCATCTACTAAGATATCAGCTATCTGATTGTTTACTATGTTGTATCCTATCTGGAATGGTTTCATTAAGTCTATTAAAGCGGTAGATTTAGTATTTCTATCTGAAAACACTGCACCTTCTACTGGCAACTTACATCCATATATAGAATTGTCTCCTTTAAATTGGAATCTTAATGGTCCTATGTTTTGTTTATCAATACCAATATATAGTGGCGTAAAACCACCTGGATTATTCATACCCCAGAATGATGGAATATTTGGTCCAATTTTTACACCACCCCATACTTCATTAATCCAGATCCAGTCTATGTGCTCTCCATATACTAAATTGTCTTTAGTCTTGTTCTTGAATAGTCTTGTATCATATATAGGGTTATCAGTTACTTTATAGTCTTCTGTTACTATTTCAGTTATTACTTCTCCTGAGTCAGTAATTTTAGTTAAGTGACCTACTTTTCTTTGTGATTTCCAATATGCTGTAGTTACTCTTAACAAGTATGCTGTACCTTGATCATAATAATCTTCACCTTCTCTTAGGATATAGTTAACAATATCTCCCGCGTTAAAGATACTATTTGCTGCTGCAGTTGAGTATTGTCTGTATCCAAGAGATGGCATATTAGTATTCCATTCATGTGATTTAGTAGCATCATAAAATGATCCGTCATTTTGTACACCACCAATATTATATCCTGCAGATCTAATTGGATAAATAGCTTCAAGTGATGCCATCTGATCTTCATTCATTAAGTATCCATATTTATCAATAACATCTGCTACAGTAAACATATCTGTTTTACCAACCCAGTTAGATTGAGAAATATATCTTGCATCTGGTGATTTGTGATAGAATGTAAGTACAGGATTCCATAACTCTACATCATAGTCATCTTCCATCATACGCATGTGCCAGAATTCTCTATCTGTAATAAGCATATCTCTGAATCCTCTTTCTTCTAGCTCATCCATTTTGAATCTCTCAACATCTACTTCATGCTGGTGAGTAGCCCATTGTTCTACTAATGACCTGTAATCTTTTTTAAAGAATGCTTCAATTTCTGGCAGTGTTTTTAATTTTTCTGGATTTAATTGTTGTTGAGCTTCTTCTGATGCTGGATCTAATCCTTGTTCAACTAATGCAGCAATGATTTTCATTTGTGCATCAGACATAAGTACATCTTCTACCATTTGTCTTTTTTGCTCCATCATTTCATTGTAAGATCCCTCATCAACAGCGCGGTAAGAAAGCTTACTTGATCTTTTAGCAAACTCAGCTACAAGAACATTAATAACATTAGGTATGATTGGGTAAAACTTTAACTCTAATGCTGATGCATCTTCTTTGGTTAATGTTTCAATAATATCTCTGTATTCATTATCTTCTTCAACTATATAATCAGATCTATCAATAACACCTTTAGCTAGTTTGTAGTTTTTCATTAATCTACGTGCATTTCTCTTGATCTGTTTAAGACCATTCCACTCTAACCAGTCAAGATTCCATGCAGCCCGTTGTGTAATACTACCTAACCTATTGTGTTCTGTTTTGGCTCCTTTTTTGAGCTGTAATGCGTTGAAAACCTGCATGTTATAAAAATTTTAAATTAAATTTATTAGCTTTAATAAGCCTTGTCATATGACTTGGTGATTTTTTAAAAACATCAGCCACCTCTTGAATTGAATTATAAATAATATTATTAACTGTATCCACAACTTTTTTTCTAGTTTTTGAATAAATTTTTTCTTTTTCTTCTTGTGTTTTTACACGACCTATTTGAGCCTTACTTATAATTGCTTTTTGATTTTGGGATATAGTTTTACCAAAATTTGGATTATTTTTACCTGTCATACGGTTATCATATTTTCTCTTTTTTCTATTGACCAGGATTTACCATACATAGGATTTTTATTTCCCTTTTTACTTTCTGATATTTTTTTAATAATATCAATATCTGGTTCAAACAAGCCTTCACCACCACTTGTTAAATTTACTAATTTTATATTGCATGACTTATAAAGCTTAATAAATTCTTTTTCTTTTTTACAAGCAGTTTCCCAAGTTATATCAGCAAGTAATATATCCACGCTATACTCAATTTTATTAGTTAAATTTTTCCAATACTTATTTCTGTTATGCTTTGAGTGTGCTCTTTTAAAAAAAGTATCAGAACCTATACCAATATAAAATGGTAAATTTGTATCTTTTCTTATATGTCTATACAAATATGGCATATCTTTTTATTTTAAATTTTTAAACGGTGATCTGTTAAATTTTTGATTCTCACCTAATCCACTTCTACCCATATGTCTAAAAGGACTACTCTTTAATTTATACAAATTATTTGACTTATCCAATTTTTGACTAGCTTCATCTTTAATAACACGCTTAGTATAACCTATATTAGCTTGTTGTATTTTAACAAATGATACTAATGCAGCAAATGACACAAGTCTATCCACGTTGAGTCCATCCTGATAAGCTTGCATTTCTTTAAGTAACATGATGTCTGGTATTCTTTCTACACCATAGTGTATCTTTACTGTAGTTCCATCATCTTTTTGTATATGATCTATTTCTTCAGTAAGATATTCAATAGTATAACTGATCATATGATTCTTAAATAATGTACCCGTGTTTCTCCAACCATATTCTTGGAATACATTAGCATTAGCTCCTACATCTTTTAAGAATACTATCTGATTTCTTGGTACTAAGTATCTTTGTTTTTTTCTATTAATCATGTGATTAATAAACTGAGATATATTGTTCTCTACAATTGTCCAGGCATTATACCATTCAATTATGAGTTCAAGTCTTTCATGTGTTTTATTTATATCATCAAATCTACCACACCATGCTGCTACAATCTTATCTCTTTCTATAAATGTCTCAGCCTCACCGTTAGTAATCTTAGTCACTTCAACCGGTGCTTTCATTACATATATGGAACATAGTGATTCTGAGGTAGTTGTCTTACCTTCTGCTACCGGGTCAATTGATGCATAATACATACCAAATGTAGGATCTGGTACTGGTCTTTCCCATACTACTAATGTACCAGTTTTATCTTCTGTCTTTTTAGATATAGGAAACTCTGATATAGGTAACTTGTTAGTTGACTTAACTTTTACTTTACCTGTTTCATCTCTAGATATATCTAAGAATTCTGAAGAGTAATCTTTATCCTCTATTCTTTTTACTTGTGCATTAACAAGGTGAGGAGGAAACTTAGATGCTTTTCTAAATGCAAATGCCTCTTCTATATTTCTTGGATGCTGTGATACCTCAAGTTGATAATCTTTAGCTTCTTTACTTTTCTTTATTTCAGCAAAATATTCATCTAATGCTATTAATGCTTCTTCTACAAGACTATTACCATAGTCATCTATGTATGGAGGCATAGACCATTGTTCAGGTATAAATAATCCTGACTTACCAATTGTATTTTCTTTATCTATTAAGTTTGACTCTACTGAATATATATCATTGCTTTCTGGATCAAGTATCATTTTCTTCAATGGTTCACATTGATCCAAATCCCCTACTGATCCTGCAGCTATAAACATACCAGTAGTTATCATACCTGATTTAAGTGCTGGTTTGATATATCCAAATGTTGTATCCATCTTGGGAGCAATTCCTGCTTCCTCATGAAAGAAGTATTTAACTGGTCCCCCTACACCATTTGTTGGATCTTTTTCAAAAGACATGCCTTGCATTGTACCTTTTAAACCTGCTTCAGTTTTTCTATCTCCTTTTCTGACTTCAATCTTTTGTTGCCACATCATTACCTTGTCTGGAGACATTGGTCTATACCATGCTGTGTGTTCATTCAAGAATGCTGCATACTCTGCTAAGAATTTCCATGTACCTTTCTCATTAATGTAATCTTTTAGAGAGGCACCCATTTTTAGAGTAACACCAGCTTCAAACCATAACTGATTAATAAGTTTACCTGCGTGAAAGTATGATGATGCTATCTGACGTTTTTTAAGAATAGCTACATGTTTATAATTTATCTCTGCTAGTATTTCATATAATGCCATGTGATATTGTGCATCTCTGATTTTTGCAAATCCAAAGTTTTGCTCCTCCTTATCAAAGATAGGTAAGAAGTTTAACCACATGTAGTAATCTCTGGTAAGGTACCAAGTCTTATTTCCATTCTTAACAATAACACCTAATCTACACTTAGCTTTTTGGTCTTCCCAGTAGTTAATAAAGTCTTTAGATTTAAATGGAGCAACACAGTATACTTTTTCTTTATTGAATCTTGTTGACTCAGATATAAATACTTTATTACTCACTTCATCAAATTCATATAACCCTGGTTCTTTAAATATTGATAATATAAAATCACCAAAATCTTTTCTAGATTCAAAAGATGTAGTAGTCCAAGTACCATTATCCCAAGTAGGTATATCTGTATATATATTTTCCATAACTTATTGATTATTAAATAGTTACTGGTCGTACGCCATACCAATGCCTCCACGTACTTTACTAGATTGCTCATCCTGTAGGTCTTTATATACACCTTTGAATGATGCTCTTATCTGGTCAAAGTTTTTAGCAGCGGCAATTAATGAGTTAATATTTCCATCTCTACCTGCAGTAATCTGTGTAGTTTCCATGTATCTAGCTAATCTATCTAACATTGAAGCCATACCTTTATATGCTCTTGAAGTTGCAGTACTATACATATCTTCACAGAATCTCAATGCATTCCTGATTGCTTCATCTTCTGTAGAAAAATCTGCTTCTATCTCCTCTATAATAATTTCTTCTTTATCTATCTCAGGAGTATGGAAGAATGGGTTAGAATCTGGATTAGGACATGTCATATAAAACAAGTACTGATATATTTTAAGATAATTATCAGGATACTTATCCATTATATTCTTTAGAGTACGTAGTGTATAACAGTGTTCTGTTGGTACTACAACACCATTCTGTATGTCAAATAGTTTAGTGTACATATTAAAAAGGGTTTATTACTTTTGGTTTAGACTTTATATTGAATAGATTTTTAAAACCATCTATTAATCCAGTTGCAAGATATGGCCAAAAAAGTAAATGATCATTATTATTTACAATATATCCTTTTAAATACTCCTCTTCTAGTGAGTAATTCATACCTATTTTTTTATTAGGTTTAATTTTTATAAGTAATTTACCCTTATATCTAAATAATACTAAACCTGAATAACCTAATATAACTGTTCTACCTGGGTAGTTCTTATCATAATGTCTTACTTGATAAAATTTCATAATTATAAACTTTTTAAAATTGCTATTACTTCTTCTTTTAAATATGGTATTTCCATAGGTATTACCTGTTTAATAACAGGATCTCCTTGATCATCATATTTTGTATGTGGGTAACCAAACTCATCTTCTCCATCTAACTCAAAAATAACATGATGTATAAACATTTTACCTGGTTTTAATCTAGGATTATGTTTTAACATAATGTACATATAGATACTTAACTGAAGAGAATAGTGGTTAAAATTACAGTCATCTAAATGTGATACTGGATCAAGTAATTTATCACTAATACCATCCCAGTCTTTATATGACTCAGTCTTGATTTCTTTATTAGTCTTATAGTCTATGATATTGATTTTATCATTTACTACTTCAACTAAATCTGACTGACCACAAATACCTGCAGATTTTAAATATACCATATGTTCTGGATACACACCTGGTTCTAATTTTTGTGATGGTGCGTATTTTAAATTATTTACTTCTGGTACAGGAGGAATAATAGGAATTATAACACCATCAACTTCTAATGAAGATAGACTGCATAGATCTGCTTCTCTTTGATTATGATAATATGTTCCTAATGTGGTAGCACGGTTAGCTTCATTATCCCATATTTCTAAAATCTTTTTAGGCTCAATACCATACCATTTAGATTTCTTATTCTTAGATACCTTTTTAGCTACTCCTTCTTTATCAAAGTGTTTCTTAAACTTAGATATCAGACTTGTTACACTAGTCCACTTGATTTGTTCTTCACCCTCAATACTAGTGTAACTATGATCATCTGCTTTAAATACTATACTCATTTTGCTAGTTGTTCTATTGCAAGTACTGCAACGTTATAATTATCTCTATCTTCTGATTTTAACATCATGATAAGACTATCTGATGTTTCTTTATCTATCTTTTTTCTTTCTAGTAACCAGTTTACATATCCAACTGAATTTTCTACTGCTATAGCATGATTAATCATATCTGCTCCACCTCTACCAGTATAAATGTGCATTTGTCTCTCAATCTTAGAAACACCACCAGTTAAAAAATCTTCAAACTCTTTACTGCTCAACATTGTCAACTATTTCTTTAGCTAATATAACTGATGCTTCATCATTTGATTTCAACATAGTTCTTAAATTATCACACTCTTCTTTAGTCATTTTATTCTCAAGTTCAATTATACGTATACTTTGCATATATAATTTTAACTCAATATTTTGAATAAGAGGAGTCCATTCAGGTATACCACCATTTGCAAAATTACTATTCTTAGTTGCAAAACTAGTACTGTTATTTGAAACCATATTAAGATTAATTGATTTAGTAGTATCAGATACATAAATACCTTGTGCTGTTTTTAAATTTCCTATAGTTCCCATAATTATAATGCGTTAAGTTTATCTTCCTCTTCTTCTGTAAGTAGCGCATGCCATCTTAAGTCTGGGCACTCAGATGATAATGATCTTGTCTTAAATGCTAATGAGCATCCACATAAATTACAACATGGTTGTGTACCTGGTACAACACATGTTGCATTTTTTACACCCTCCATAATCTGTTTCCTATTTTTCCAGATTTTTTCTAGCTTTTTCATCTGCTTTCTCTTTTAAAAATTCCTCCTTAACTTTTTTCTCTTCATCAATAATACCTTTTATTTTATGCAATAACTCTATCTTATCCTCTACTCTCTTTTTATAGTTATAACTTGTTAAGGTATTTGTGTTAAGTTTTTCAACTCTATTAGTGTATTTATTAATTAAACCCTCAACTGTTCTTGGTTTAACTGTCATTACACCTAATCCATCAATGTTTACCTTTGAATAATTTAACTCAGATAAATTTTTTCTTAACTCTTTATAATAAAAAGTCATAAATGTATCAACTAATGATTCAGGGATATTTAAGTCTTCTGCAACTTGTTGATATAATATGTTAGGTTTTTTTGGAATCATCTGCCTAAAAATTTATAGTCTAATTCACTCACTGTTATACGGTTAATATAACAGTGAGATAATATCTGAAATTTAACAATTTCCCATTTAGGCATTACAGCACGTTTCTGTACTTGATTTACTAATGCCATAATAGTCTAATTTGTTTTAAGTTTTCTTTCTTGTTCTGATTCCTCTTCCATTTCAGGTCCATCCTGTTGTTGATTCATCATTGCATACTGATACTGGATTGTTGTTCTTTTGAATCTTGCCTCATCTATTTCAAGTAGTATTTTTTCATACTCTGCTTGTGCTTTTAAATAAGGTAATGACTCTGTGTAGAATTTAAGCATCTGCTCTTTTTTCTCAGCTAATTCTTCTGCTGTTAACTCTACTTCTTGCTCATGTTGGTTTACATTTTCCATCTTATATATTTTTAAGTTTAGACAAATATACAAAATAAGTTTAAACTTTTATTATTTAAATGAAAAAACTCAGATGAGTAAACACCTGAGTTTGAATATAAACAAAATGAAAACTATCTATTTTTAACTGTTAAATTAAGTATTGTCAACATATAAAATGTTCTATCAATATCTATTTCAACTGTAAATATATCAACGGCACCAAATCTTAATCTTATACATATTTTGTCCCATTGTTTATTTTTAGATTTCCAAGAGTTTCTGTATTTCATAACCTATGCTTTAAAATATAATTCTGCTTCTGCTTTTCTTCTTCTTACTAGTCCTGCTAATACTTTACCACCTCCAGTAATGTATTTTGTTTCAAACCAGTTTTTAATTTCAGATGCAGGTGCCTTTTTATTTATTAAATTAAATAGTGTTTGAGATCCTCCTGTATTATATGTATATGATACCAATGCATCAAATTGATTTTGATTTAATGGTACTTTTACTTTTGATGTCACTATTCTTTCATAAACTGATAAATCTGAAGCTAGTGCATTTACTGCATCTAACTCAGTTTTAATTGTTATTCTTGAAAATGCTAGTGCTTTATTGCTTTCTCCTTTTATAAAGTTACCTTTATTATCTCTCATTGCTCTTCCATAACCTTCTGTCCAAATTTTTGCTGGACACATTTTAGGTTGTAATCCTATTTGTTTTAAATCACCATCATGTAATCCTTCAAATGATTTAATTAAGTTTAATCCTAGTGCTCCTGTTTTCATATTATAGTACTATTTCATAGAAGTAATTATTTTTACACCAATCATATAAATCTTGTGGTGAGAATCTGTAAGCTTTTTCTATTCCATATACCCAAGCTACATATTCTGAACAGTACATAGATTTAGTTGTATCACCTTTTTCTATCCATTTTCCTGTTACTAATTCTATAGGTTGTCTTACAAGCAAACCTTCAAAGTCATATGCTGTATGCCCTACTTTAGTAAGTGCACGTTGAGCAAATGTTTTTTCATTAACAAGATCACTTGATCTATGAACGGTAATTTCATAATTATATTTTTCTTGCCAATCATGCCAAGGTCTTACGTTTACTCCATCATTCTGCGCATCTATTACATATGGTTGTCCCCATATTTCTATAAATAATGCAGTATGAGAGAATTTAGATTTTGTTGCCTTTTTAATTAATCTACTAATTAATCTTTTTCCACTACAATGTAGTATGTCTCCTGTTTTTAATATTGTTGGATTCATTTAGTTTGTTTTAGTTGAAACTTTACAAGTTCACCTACTGTATCAGATAACTCACCTATTTTATGAGCCATATTTTTTATTTCTTGTTGCGTTGTTTCTTGAATTAATTGATACTTTAATCTATGCTCTTGCTCAAGCAATTCAAGTTTTCCTTTTAACTTACCTTGGTCTTCTGTCTGGTGTTTTACATCATCTTTTAATTCTTCAACATCTATTGTTATTGAATTATAAGCATTTCTTAAAAAGAAGCCAATTATTGTCATAATTGTACCTGCAACAAAAATTGATACTGTGATTATTGTTTCCATGTT